ACCTGTGTCACCCTTGTCGCCCTTCGCACCACGAATAGAAGGTGTGGTGTATGACGTTCCATCGGTGAAAGTGAGGGTCAGCGTGTAATCTTCGTTCAGAACAGCGGAAGCTATGCCGTTACCCGTATCTCCTTTGTCGCCTTTCTCACCATCGATTCCATCCCTGCCATTGTAAATCTGGAACGTTTTAGTGCTTCCGTCGTGGAACGTGATAGTGTAGGTGTCGGTGGAACCAGGTGAACCGTCACCGCTTGTACGAGCGATCGAATTAATAAATCCTGCTTCGAGTTGAGGAATAAGCACGTTGTTGATATAGTCTTTTATCGTAACGCTGCCCTTGTCGAACAGTTGCTTGAGCTTATCCGGTGTCATACCCGGGTCGTCAGGGGGGTAGTTGTCCAGTTTCGATATATTTGCAACGTCCTGTGTTAGTTTTTCAAGTGCCATTCCGTCACCACCTTAACGCGCATAGCCTGTGTAACGCACTTTAATGTCGATATTCGTAACCGTTGCTTTGGTATTGTTCGAGTTGCTTGACAATATCAACGTATAGTAAGTGAAGTTCTTCACTTTGAACTTTATCCGTTCCATCTTTGCCCTGTCGCTGACATTGAACGACAACCTTGTGAAGTCGAGGTCAAAGAAGCTGAAGAAGCCTGTTGCGACGGAATCGGTCATGTTTGCTAACACTTCTTCGTCGGGGTAATCTCTGTTCTTGTCAGTCTGAACGGTTACACGAATGAATCCGTATGCTTCTGGCTTAATTCCGACCCATAGAGTATCGGAGTATTTCCGCAAATGCCCTGCACCGAAGTCCATTGAACCGCTCTGCCAATAGCAAACGATGTTCTCTCCGTTGTCGCTCATGTAGTCCCTTGACAAGTGTCTTATGTATCCGTCAGTCGTGCCGAAATAAAGCTCGTCTTTATAGGTAATCATGCACGTTGCAGGGAGATTGTCGTATATGTACCACGTATCGTTAGTAACATTGTGGACGAGCATTTTACCGTCATACATGACGTAGTATTCGTGATTGAGCTTGTCGTAGTAAGTAACGGCGTTCAATAAGTCCATGTTGCGCAGGGTCAAGCCTACACGTTGGGAAATGCGGACAGCGTTACGTTGGTCGTGTACTGCACCTGTGACGATACGCCATTCGTAAATACCACCGCTTTCAAGTGTCCTCGGATTGTTTTCGACTGTTTGCACTTGTCCCAACGCTTCGTTGCCAAGTACGCTGTTTATCGGGCGTACATAGAAGCCTGCTGTTGCTTGACCGTCCGGCAAGGTTATAGTGTCGTAGTTGATAGCAAATGCACCGTTTGTTTTGAACACAATCAATTCGCTGTAGTGCCTTGCCATCCCTGTTATTGGAGTACCTGAGTCACCGATATGCACGACGTTCAATGCGGGGAAGTAATCTGCACGGGCTTGTCCGTTGCTGTCCAAACCGCTGTATATCGCTTTGTTGCTGCCGTCACCGTACAGGAACACCCTATTGTCGGTTACGCCGTTGTAAATCTCCGAATAACGCATAGCTGTCACTTCGTTTTTTGCACTGTTGGAAACGGTGTAGCCTATTTCGATCGAGTTTGTACCTGCTGTCGGTGCATTGGTAAACGTCACTTTGCCATCAGTCGTGTTAGCGGTGTAATCGCTCGGATTTATATTGTCGCCTGTCGTGAGGTTCTTCACATAGTCAACTGACGCTACAGGCTTTTCGGGGAGTATGAAGTCTTTCGCCACTCCGTCGGGAGAACACCAAATACGACGCAATCCGTTAAGCAAGTTCACCTGTTCAAGCAACTGTTGCTGTGCACCGTCAGGACTACGTGCGACGCTCACAAGCGGTCTGTAGCCTGTAACAGTGCTTACCTTGTAAAAGTGTTCACTTTCCACAAGACCCTCTGTAAAGTCGGTTTCTGTTGTGTGAGCGCTCTGTGTGACGGTAACACCGATGTTGTTCAGCGACAGAGAATTGTCCGATTCATCGAACACAAGCAGGTCTCCATCTTCAAGAGCATCCGTAAGCGTGAAGATGTAATCCTTTTCACCTATCGTAATGTAGTAATCACCGGCAACCTCTGTGCCATCCGCTGTATAGGTGTGTTTCTTGTACTTCTTCGCTTCCCACACAAGATAATCGATTCCGTTGATTATATACAGTTTATCGTCAAATCCGAACATGTGAACAGGATTGTCGGTGTTGATAAGACCGATATCCTCTTTAGACCATACTCCAGATTCATCGGTCGATAAGCTCCACAAGCGACCGTTGCAAGCGCCCACAATGTATTCGTTTCCGGCAACCATGCCAGACCAAATTCCACGAACAACGGTGTCACTCTCATTGCTGACTACGGTTACAGGTGCAAACTTCCATTTGTATTCTTTGCTCTCGACTCTATTGTCGAACCAATATGTAGTTCCGTCTACCGTCTTTGCGCCACCGTTAGGATATGCGCCATATGCACCGTATACATATCCTAAGAAGGTAGAGCCTTTAGACGTTGTCGAGCCATAATAAGGGCCTCCTATTTCAGCGATGAAAATGTCGAAATAACCGCCACCTGTAGCAGTTTCTCCACCGATTGAATTGTAAACTGTGCCGCTGTTAGTAATATGGATAAGGCTGCCAGAGGGTGAAAACTTCCCTGTATATGGATAGAAACTATAGCTTGAATAGCCTGTGTACCCGTCAGGGTTATAAACCGAACCTATATTTCTAAATGACAGGGTGTAGTAGCTGTAATAACTTGTTGTCGCGTTCCACTTGCTCCACCGGTATTGTTGCACGCCATCCACGATGCCGTCATTGTATTCACAGTCTACAAACTTGTAGATGTTGCCGTCTGTGTGCACATAGTAATAGCCTGTGTAGTTTTGGTGATTTGCATAGTTTAGCGTCGCTTCTTCTCCGCTTAACGACAACAAGCCTGTTTCAGACAAGGAAATGTTTGGTTTAACGCTAAATGTTGCTGTTGTGTCAACAACTTCTTCTCTTAAAATCACTGGTTCAGCAGCAACATCAATGGCATACTGTGACAGTAGCCCTGCAACGTTCTTGCTCCCAGGTCTTGTCTGCAATGAATAGTCGTCGGTTATCCTAAAGTTCTGCATAACCGACGCTTCACCCATGCGTAGACCGGTGTCACCGTCGGGACACTCATTCACGCCAAGCCATTTATTTATCCGAAATACTTTCTCTTTCACGGATGAAATGATTTTAGCCATCGGCAATTACCAACTTCCACCGTAGCTGAATTCTATACCGCCGTATACGTCCTCTATCGGTTCAAACTCCGCAGGTACGCTGCCCAGCTTGTAAAGCAGTTCCTCATACCGCTGTTGGAAGAACGCCGCAGCGGTAGGGTTTTCATCTATGAGTAAATGCGCAGCCAAGCCGTAAGGCATGACGCTCTGTGCTATATAGTCGTCGAGATCAATCGGTGTTTCAAAGTCTGTTATCGGAAGCATTACAGGGCGTTTGCCACCTTCCGTCTTTCTGTAAGTGTCGCTGTAAGGGTACAATTCACCACGCAGCGCATTGAGTATAAGCAATGTCCTGTTCTTGTATTCAAGAGTATCTGATGTTTCAGTTTGTCCGTTCGCATCGGCGCTCATTAAGCCGATTGCAATATCAAATACTTGCTGTGCAGTTGTTGCCATCCGCCTCGCTCCTTTCTGCCTCGTCTATTGCCTCCGCAGTTGCCTGTAGGTCGTGTAGGAAATCTCTAAACGAACCCTGCGGAATGGTTGTCACCTTGTGTCTATTGTGTTCCTCAACATATATTTCGTGCAGATAGGGTGAGGGTACATAGTCCCTAATTGGCAGGTAGCACTCGCGATAGAATTTAACCGCCCACTCCCAAGCGCCTCCTGCCTCGTCACGGGCGTTGGCAATCACATCTTCGTGCATGAAGTATAATCTGCATAGCGTAGACACAATATGCCGCCTGATAATCTCCTTGTTGATAGAGCGCCGCTCCATTTCCCTCGTCGCCCATATCATGTTCTCTATGTAGCCCCTGTGTCCGCTTGCCCAAGTATAAATAGCGTTATCCTTGCGGGTGATGGTGCTCTCTGAATAGTGCCATTGATAAACCACCTGCGGGATATGCAGAATGTTCTTCGTCAGTGCCCCCACCACAGAGTTGAATCCGGTATCTTCATTCGCCCTAGTATCGTTGAACCGTATCAGGAATCTATCTAGGAACGAGCGTCTGTACATCTTTGCGAACACCCACACCATGTTGTGCCCGTGCGTTACAAACCGCCCGTCCTCTAGCTCCTCTATAAACTGACCCGTCACAACGTCCATGTTGTTCTGTGTAATCGCCTCATACATAAGGCGCAAAGCGGCGGAGCCTACAAACGTATCGTCAGCGTCCATAAACACGACAAAATCGCCGTCTGTTTCGTCAAGCCCTGTCTGTCTTGCCACGGCAGGGCCGCCGTTTTCTTGCAGCGTCACCTCTTCAATGTTAAGCAGAGGACTAAACATCTCGACGAACTTATGATACCCGCCGTCAGGCGAGCAGTCGTCCACCAGAGTGACGTTCACCTTGTCGGCTATGTCCTGCATGGCAATGCTGGATAAAGCTCGTCCTAGCGTCTTGTGGGCGTTGTAACAAGGGATAATTACGTCTATCGTCATAAAAACCTCACTTTAGCATTGGAGGGGCAAAAATGCCCCTCCATATTCGTTATTTGGTTTAGCTCGCAGAGAACTCGAAGGTCGTTACAGGGCTGTTGAACTTGCCGCTCTTGACGGCAAAGCCCTTGATTACGGCGCTGGTGCCGAGCGAAGCCCTGTTAATGCCGTTGGTAGTGTTCGCCTCGATAGCAGTGGTACTATAGCGCGGGTCGCTACCGTCGATGGTGTAGTAGACCCTTGCGTTTGCATCGGCAGAAACAGCAACAGTAGTGCCGTTGTTTGCTTTGTCGGTGAACGTCGGGGCGTTCTGTGCGTAGTCTGCGGAGATGCCGATGCATACAGCGTTTGCCTTCGCACCGATAACGAAAGCGTCGTGCATAATACGTCCTTCTACGAGGTCGCCGTTTACGCCCGGAGGGTCACGGTGAATCTTATAGTCCTGGAGCTTAGCAGGAGCAAGGATTGCGCTCTTGTGGGTAATCAGCCAGAACACACCGTCCGGCAGGTAGCTGTTCGGCACCTTAACAACTCTCATGCCGTCAATCTCGCCAACCTGTCCACGGACAAGAGCTGCCTCACCAAGCTTGTCAATGCCGATAAAGTCGGGATTCTGCTTAAGGAGCTTGTACCCGGCGTTGGTTATCCACATGGTGCGCCCGGTTTCGGGGGCGCATGCCTCGTCTAATTTTTCGGTGCAATCCATGATGTACTCGGTGATGTTGTTCTTTGTGACGGCGTTGGCAAAAGGCACCTGACTACCAGCGTTCTTACACCACACCTCAAGGCGGTACTTATCCATCTCGGGAATAACGCGCTCGTCAATCTGACGCTTTAGGCTCTTGTTAGCCGCCTTGATGTTGAGCTGCTCCTTCTGGTTGCCCTTGTCGATAGTGTATGTAAAGGCTCTGTCCTGTGTCATGGTAAACTCCTGCATGGTGTCGCCAAGCTCGCTGGGAATTCCATATCTGGAGGTTCCGCTTCTGTTGTAGTCAGTCAGCGGCACTGTGTCTACGCTATAGACCCTCAGGGTCTTAATGCCCTCAAACTCGTAATCATTGTTTGCCACCCCTGTGGTGAGCGACTTCTTTACAAAACGCTCCGCTACTTTGGGGCTATATTTGGAGGTAAGATTAATTGCCATTTATTATCATCCTTTCTGCCCTACGGCAGAACGACCGCAGGGACTTTATCAATCGTCGTCCCAGCCCACAAACCACTTGTCCTTTTTCGGCGCACTTCCTGCGCTTGAGCGCGTGCCTGTGGACTTGGCCTTGTTCTCTTTGTTTTTGCGTTCAGCTTCTAAAGTCCGCTCAAGTTCCGATACCCGCTGTCTCAGGGTGGTGTTTTCGGACGTTAGCTCGTAATTGCGGTAAGCTGTCAAAAGCCTTTCCCCTGCGGCTACCGCACGCCAGACTTCTTGCGGGATTTTTGCGGGGTCAATTTGGGGGTAGGCTTCCAAAAACTCCATAATTTCTGCATGGCGCTTTTCGGCTGCTGCATCCTGTTCAGCTTTCTGCCGTTCAGCCTCAGTTTTTTGAGCTTGGAGAGCCATCCGTTCACGATTGAGCTTCACTCTCTCCAGCGCCGTCTTTTCGTCTATGCCCTCTTTGTCCGCAAGCAGCTTCGCTCTTGTCGCATCAATAAACTCCGTAATGTCGGTCATGCCCTGCAATTGGGCAAGCTCGTTGACAAAGGCAACCACTTCATCCGCCTTTGCTTTTTCAGCGTTCAAGGCGTCCAGCTTGCTGCGGATACGGTCATAATCCATACCCTTTTGTGCAAGGGTAATAACCTCGTCTTTGGAAACGGTCTTTACCTCGCCCATGTACTTAAGCTCAAAGGTCTGGTCGTCTTTGGCTTTTCCATCGGGTTCGGTTTCGCTTCCGTCTGCGCCCTCAGGCGTGTCCTCTTTGTCCTCGCCCTCGGTTTCCGCAGTATCTTCCTGCTCGTCTGCGTCCTCGGTCTGGTCTCCGTCAGCCGCATCGTCAGTTTCCTCGTCGTCCAGCAGAACATCGTCGTCGTCCGAGCCGCTAATGTCGCTCAGGTCAACATCGTCCCAGTCGTCGTCGATTTCCGTGTCAACGAAATCTCTTTCAAAGTCGTCCATAAAAATCTCCTTTCACCTATGGTTGGGTGATTTCCGCCTGTGGTGGGGCGGTTTGTATTTACAAGGCTTTAGGCCTTATATTTGGGTGTTACTGGAATGGAAAATCCATCGGTCTTGCCATGCTTTCACCTCCTTTGGAGTGTCGTTACGGAACAACCCCCGTTTCGTTAATAGCACGTTGCAGTTCGCGGTAACCGCCTCCACCCACTATCTCCGGCGGTTGTGCAAAATCCACTATCGGGCTGTTTACCCCGTTAAGCGGCGCTCCTGCGCCAATTGCGGCTTGCATCTGCGCCTGCTTTATTTTGTCGATTAGCTCCTGTTTCTTGGATATGTAGCCGTCAGGTACTCGCTCAAGGTAATCGACTACGTCAATCTGCCCATTCATCAGCAGGTTGTCGAGCGTCTGCATTGATGCAATCTCGCTCCAATATGCCGAGGCTCCTACGTCGAGCTTTAGGCTGAGCGGCACATAGTTGAGAACGGAGAAGTCGAACTCTGCAGTTTCCTTCTGACCCGTCTGCGGATTGGTAATCTCAACAAGGCGCACACCGTAATACTCGCGCATGAAGTCGATATAAATGCGCCCTAAGTCCTCAACACACTGATTTCGGTTATGCTTTGTTATCTCAAGCGGAGTCTCAGCCGCTCTTTGAAGAGCTATGATAGCCGAGGTGTTGTCAGGTCTTGTGTCGCCAAGCGCAACGCTTGTAGCTCCGAGGAACGTCTGCGTCATTTCAACCGCAAGTTGGATAAACTGCGCTATCTGCGGGCTTATCTGTGCAGGGTCGAGTATCTTAGCGACGTTATTCACATCTCCACCGTTTACGCCTATCGCCGCGCCTACAGCAGAGTTCCAATCCTTGATACGGGTCTTGTCGTAAACGACTTTCGGATAGGCCGTTGTCATAAGCGAAATCATGCTCATGGCGAACAGTTTATTTATGAAAATCTGGTTCGGGATAAGCCCGCTTATCATGGCTTGTCCGTGGTAGTCGTCCTGTCTGTAGTCCCAGTTGAGCCATGTTATCGGATAGAGCGTAAGCCCTGTGTCCCACTCCTCGCGCACAACAACGTCTTTTGTGCACTCGCAGGCGAAAATCTTACCCGTCTTTCTGTCGCGCCTGTATCGAAGCAGTACGGTTACTTTGTCGTCAACTTCGTATAAGTTTCGGGCTGTGTTGTCGTTATTGTCGGGCTTAATCAGTGCCCACTCTTCGCTTCCGTTTTCTTTTGCCCGTTCTCTAACCTCGTCGAGCAATTCTCGTGAGGAAATGATTATGTAGGGCTGTTTCTGCACTCGCCTGTCCTGCGGATTACCGAAGAACACGCGAGTGTTCTCTATTATCTCGGTTTTGATTGCGCCCTTTACGGCCTGTCCCGTTTCAACGTCGGGGTCGAAGTATGTATGCGTTGCGCCGTCGCCGTCTACCGCCGCATTTCGCATCATCTCGCGGAGTATGGAAATCAGGTTATTATTCTCCACGATTGCGTTTATTTGTCCGTTGACTATGTGCGCCACACGCTCAATAAAGTCTGTGGGAAGCTGGTTTGTAGAGGGAAGCGGCGATACGCTTAGTTTGATGTTTTCGGAGGTCACAGTGGCAACGCAGAACAGCACTACGCGCTTTAGGAAGTTAAATACAGGGGTCGGTAATCCGTTTGACTGTACGCCCTCCCACTGTTTGCCGATGAAGAAGTTCTCGTTTAACTCTACTGTTTCGAGCAAGTCTATCGAGTTGTTATACTGCAACCCTTTTTCGTACTGGTGCCACACCTCGCGGCAGATGTCCGTCTTAATCTCCATAAGGCACCTCAGACTTTCTCGCCTTTCGTGCTACGCTCAAGTCGTAGCTCAGTATGCTGTCCACGCCGTCCTCCCACCGCTTTTGCCTTTCCTCCATCTTCTGCTTTTCCTCTTCGGTCAAAGGCTTGTCCGTAGTCGGGGGCGGTTCTTTCACTGCCGCGACAAGCGTTTCTTGCTGCTCCTCTCTATCCTCAGGCTCGTTCTTGTACTGTCGATATGTGAAATATACTTCCGCTGCTTTAAGCGTTGTAAAAACAACGAAAAGTATCAAAAATGCAATTTCCATGTCGTCCTCCTTAGTAGGCCAAATAGCTTTCCGTGACTTCTCCGCCACACATTACGTCGTCGTAATCTTCTAAAGCTTCCTCGTCGTCGGGTTCGGGTTCAGGGTCTTTGAAACTCGGCATTGTCCGGCTATGGCAAAAGTATCTCAAAGCATCGGGCGCGTGAGTGATGTCGTGCGGTTCGGTTGCACAGTCGTCGGGGTCTTTTTCGCTCACCTGTATTTCCTTCATGCACTTAATCAGGGTTTTGCAGGTGTTGAATATCAAAAGCCTGGGTATGCCGTCCGGCATATTCCGCAAATATTCCTTGACTTGCAACCAGCCCTGTACCCTGTTTCTGCTTGCTCTCACAAGATTAAGGCCGGCAAACATCATGACTTCGGCGGCCGATTTGCCGGTGTCTTTTTGCGTATTCCATATGTCCGTAGGGGCAAATGTAGCGGATATGCGCTCTCCTGGCAGAGTACGCTCCAGTATCTTCTCCGCCGCCTCGGACGCTATAAGCCCTTCCATGCCGTTATCTTTGCCCTGGAAAAATTCGCGATACACATAGCACCGGCCCTTGTAGTCAACGGCTATCCATAGGCAGGCCGTCATATCTAGGCCGTAGTCAATAGCACGGTACTTGACCCAGTTGCTTGGAATGGGGAAAGGCTCAATTATGTGCTTTTCTCCAAATTCTGGGAAATACCCGCCGCCGATTGCTTCCCAGTCGCCGTAACGATAAGCCTTATACAAATGCTCAGGCATCTGGCTAACCCGTTCCAGATAGTGCGGGTCTTGGGCTATCATTATCTCGTTATCCTCAGCCCTCGCGAAAATAAACTTATAGTCCTCCGGCCTCTCTGTGCGTTCCGGCTCGTCGGGGTACACCCTGTAATCTCTATCAATGAAAAGCCGTTTTACCCAGTTATGGCCGACGCCGCCAGGGTTACAGGTAAGGAACATCTGCTTAGGGAAGTTATTGACGCCACGCACGCAGCCTTTCAGGAACCGAAATTCATCCTCTGTAAACTGCGTCGCCTCGTCTATGAATATCCAGTCAAATTCCTGACCGTTGTACTCAAGTTCTGCCTTCGGGCCGTCAAAGTGACCGAACCTAACAATTGAACCGTTTCTGAAATAGAACGCGCGGTATTGGCCGTTATAATCGCCTAACTGACGGGGTATCATCTTCACGAAAGGCTCAATGTGGTTGCTCTGCAATTCGGGGTATTGCCGACGCATTATCAGTACCCTAATGCCTGGATACTGAATTGCCCCAAGCGCGGCCTTTACGCGGACAACGTGCGTCTTGCCGCCGCCCTTCGCCCCGCCAAAGCAGGTGTACGGTGCTGTGCTGTTCACAAACTCCTGCTGCTTGGGATTGAGCTTGCCCAAATCAAGTACAACCTGCTCTTTACCTTGCGGTTTATACTGCTTCTTTGCCAATACTCACTTCCTCCCATGAACCAAAAAGCGGGGCCAACTTCATGTATTTCTCGCCCATCGGGATAAACAGGGCGGTATGAGAATCGTACACAATGCCGCAGCCTAACACCGGCTTTTCTTTGGCGTGTTTCCCGAAGGCAAAGGCATATGCATCAACATTTATACCGCAGCCGACATTCATTCCAAATATCAAGTCCCTTGAATTTGCGTGATATTTTACGCCGGCATAACAGTGATTGTGGCCCATTACGGTGCTCATTCTGTTCCCTATAGCGGCATTTAACGCCCCGTCCTTGCCAGCCCAGTTAATGCCGTGTATGTAAAGCACGCCGTCAATTATCAATTCATCTTCGTGCACTACCCAGCCTTTAGGCAAGCCAAACAGTTCAGAATATGACTTCAGGAACCGCCTATCAATTCCAACCGATTTCGCCTGCCTGATGTACCTCTCACAGTGATTGCCTGGTATGTAGTCCACTTCGGGAAATGCCTCAATAAATTCCCTCACAGCTTCATAGGCCGCGTCAAATTCGTCATACGCTGACATGGCGTTGGTCTCTTTTTCATACCTCGATAGAGCATGAAAATCAACTAAGTCACCCGTGCAAACTACGCGGCCAACCTTGAATTGTTTGAAGGTGTCAACCAGGAATCGCAGATAGCCTTTATGGTGAAACGGACAGTGCGGGTCACTGAATACGCCAATCGGATGTACCTGCTCTGACTTCTGCATAGCCCTCCGCACGTTCCGCACCTTCTCCTTGACTTGCAGTTCCGTCTTGTCTGGAAAGTAGGGGCGGACAATATATGTTACTTCCGTGAGCGACTTGCCTTCCAACAACAGCCGCTTAATTTCTTCTCTTATGTCCTCTATGCGCCCACCCCCTAAAAAATTTTCATTTGAGCCTCAGTCACTAAGGTGGCACGCCACTTTTTCCGCTACCCCTAGCCTTTATTACGGACATATAATAGTCTCCTGTAGGGTGTTATAGAAACGGGAAATGGGTCTCTGCAAATATCAACGTACGGGCGTTTGTTCCATCGGGGGCCGCCCTTTTTCCGCCACCCCCCCTATA